CACCAGTGCCAGGTCTGAGACCACGACCAGTAATGACTCCAGAGTCGGACAGACGTTTGACCGTTAACCCTAGGGAGCCTGTTGCTGACGTGATGGTATCATTCCCACCAAGCACGTACTTGTTTTTGAGTGAACCCTTACGACCTATGAACATGCGCGTGACGAAATGCAGCATTGTTAGGTTGCCAGGGTTAAATCTCAAAGCCCACTTCGCGTCCGTTAGGTTGGGGCTGCACGTGGGTGGCGGGTTCCCAAACTGATCCAAGACAGGGCCATTCAAAATCACCTTCGACGGTGGAGGTGGATTAATGCCATTGTTGAAATAAGCATTACCTGTATTGTCAGTAGGTGCCCACCCATAGGCATCGTCAGGGACGCCATCCCAAGCACCTGTCTTCTGCAACCAGACTTGTGTCATCGGGGATGGACCCGGAAAAGGCGGGAAATCTGGTGCTATGATCATGTGGGCTTCAGTAGCAGCTCGATCGATGAGCGGCACCCTCCGATCTGTTTCACAAAAGACTTCACGATTGTACTTGGTCCAGCGCGCCATCAGCTGGTCCCAAGATTTCATCGTTTCGCCAAACGTAATGGAAGCCATCGAGGCTGCCGGCTGAGAGACCTCACCAATAGTGGCCATCTCAGGCGGGTCGATCGGGGTGTTTTCACCCTCTGTTGCTCCCATAGATGCAGAATCCATCTGCGGCTTAAACCTTGAGGGACGGTTATCATCATATCTAGCCGCAAAATTACCAACACGCGTGGGTATTGCATCATTCCTAAAATTCGGAGGGAATCCCGTTGGATCCACAAAAGAAATGACATCCAAATCGCGAGACGTTGGCATCTGGAAATCCATGTCAGAACCAGCACTGGCATAAATCTCAACATTCACATCATTGTTGAGACCTGGCATGGTCGCGGGTACAGCCAACCTGTTAAGAACATAAATCGTAAATGCGCCATTCGTAGACACAGAGTGTTGTCCTATATTGTTTATACCTACATTGCCTGGAGTACCGTAATTTTCATAACGGTATGAATTCCGTGATTCAACCCTAGACGGTAAGGGAAGTAAAGGCAAGTAGGGTGTAGGTTGCATGTAACCGATTGAGAAGGTGAAATCTCGTCCAGCGTCGCCTGCTATATCTATGGTGCGGCTATACTGGAGATTCATCAACTCTTCTGGGTAAT